CAGGCCCGCAAGCTCTACACCGAACTGGTCGAGCGGTATCCCCAGAGCCAGCACGTCCCCGCCGCGCGGAAGCGGCTGGAGGCGCTCGGAGCCCGGGCCGCGGCGGAGGCGAAATCATGAGCGAGCAGGTCCAGACCCTGTGGCAACTCTTCCTCGCCGGCGGCGCGCTGATGTGGCCGATCGTGGCGATGTCGTTGGTCGTCGTGACCTTCGGCATCGAGCGGCTCGTGGCCCTGCGCCGCAGGCGGTTCGCCCCCCCGGAGCTGACCCACGAACTCGAGGCACTGGAGGAGGGACGGTTCGACCCGCGGGCGGCCTACCGCGCCTGCCGGGAGCATCCGTCGGTGGCCGGCCGCGTCGTGGAGGCGGTGCTCGAGAAGGTCGGCCGACCGCTGCCGGAGATGGAGCGGGCCGTCGAGGTCGCCAAGGAGCGCGAGGCGGGGCGGCTCTACGCCAACGTGCGGCCGATCGCGCTGGCCGTCTCGGTCACGCCGCTGCTCGGGCTGCTCGGAACGGTACAGGGCATGATCATGGCCTTCATGAAGACGGCCAGCCCCGAGGCCGGGGCCAACCGGGCGCTGGAACTCGCCGGCGGCATCTACGTCGCCCTGATCACGACGTTCGCGGGCCTGTGCGTGGCGATTCCCGCGGCCCTCCTGGCCCACTACCTCGAGGGCCGGATCCTCAAGGGCTTCGGTGACGTCGACGAGGTGGTCGACGGCGTGCTCCCGCACCTCGAACGGTTCGAGGGCAAGGGCCGCGTCACGGCGGCCCAGCTCGCCGCGGCCCCGGCGGCCGTTCCCGTCCGTCCCACGGCGCCCCGCCCATGAGCGTCAGGATTCCGAAAGGCCGGCTCAGCGGGGGGCTCGAGATGACGCCGATGATCGACGTCGTCTTCCTGCTGATGATCTTCTTCCTCGTCGCCAGCAAGCTCGACGAGGACGACCGGGCGCTCGACGTCGTCCTGCCGCAGGCGAGCGCGGCCCAGCCGCTGACGTCGCGGCCGCGCGAGTTCGTGATCAACATCGACCGCTCGGGCAACTACTTCGCCGGGGCCCAGCCGGTGCGGCTGGAGGAACTCCGCGACCTCCTCGTGCAGGCCGCGGCCGACAACCCCGATCGCCAGACCGTCGTGCTGCGGGCCGACGAGGAGGTGGCCCACAAGTTCGTGGTGGCGGCGATGGACGCCTGCGTGCAGGCCGGGATCGAGGACTACCAGGTGCAGTCGGCAAGCGAGGAGTGACCGGACACAGCCGGGGCAGCGGCCCCGCGTGGAGGCGGGTGGATGGCCGACGAACCAGCGACCTCGAAGGGCGACTACCGGCGCCGGCTGGCCCGCGCCGCCGCGGCGACCAGCCCGGCCACCGTCACCGCCCTGCCCAGCTCGGCCCCGGCCGGCGCGGCCGAGCCCGGCCGCGTGGAATCCGGGGTGTTGACCGAAATTGACGGGTTATCGACCGCCGCGGATCGGCCCGGCCTGGTCGAGGTGGCCATCGCCCTAGCCCGGGTGCTCGACTCGCCGCTGGCGATCGCCCAGCACCCCAGCGCCGCGCACCGACTCAGCGAAACACTCGATAAGATCCGCAAAGGCGCTGACAGTCGGGCCGGCAAGCTGGCCAGCGTGCGCCAGATGGTGCGCGCTGGCGGGGCCGCCGGTTGATCCTAGGCGCCGAGGTGCCGCGGATCTTCACCCCGCCGCGCCGCGAGCTGACCCCGGAGACCACTCACGGGTTCGCGGCGATCGCGTTCGCCGAGCAGGTGCTTGGGGTGCAGCTGTTCCCGTGGCAGAAATGGCTGCTGGTGCACGCCCTGGAGCTTGACGACACCGATCCTGGCCGATACCGCTACCGGTTCGTGGTGGTCGAGGTGGCCCGCCAGAACGGCAAGACGATGCTGATGCTGATCTTGGCGTTGTGGCACATCTACGCCCTGGATTCGGGCATGGTGATCGCCACCGCCCAGGATCTGGCCAACGCCGAACGCGCCTGGGGCGAGGCCGTGGAGTGGGCGCAGTCCGATGAGGAACTCTCCGAGCTGATCGAGAAGATCAACCTCGGGCACCCGAAGTTCATGAAGCTGGTGACGGGCTGCCAGTACCGGGTGGCGGCGGCGTCCCGCAAGGGCGGCCGCGGGTTCTCCGGTGATCTGATCCTGCTTGACGAGCTGCGCGAGCATCAGTCCTGGGATTCCTGGTCGGCCGTCACGAACACGATGAACGCCCGCCCGCGCGCGCAGGCGTGGGCGTTCTCCAACGCCGGCGACGCGCTGAGCGTGGTGTTGCGCTACCTGCGCGCCCAGGCGCACCGCGAGCTCGGCTGGCCCGACGGGGACGCCGACGCCGACATCCTCGAGGAACTCGACGAGGAGATGGCCGAGTATCTGGCCGACACCGCCGACGAGCAGGTGCTGGGCTGGTTTGAGTGGCCTGCTGATCCCGAGTCGCGGCGCACCGACCGCACCGCGTGGGCGCAGGCCAACCCGTCGATGAACCACACCGACATCGTCGAGAACTGTGTGACTGAGCGGGCGATCGCCGCCGCGCTGCGCACCAACCCGCCCCACCAGTTTGAGATCGAGGTGTTGTGCCGGTGGTTGTCGATGGCCGAGGCGGGCCCGTTCCCTGAGGGATCGTGGCGCGAAACGGTGGACAATGCGGCGGTCCCGGCGGCGGACACGCCCCGATTCCTGGGGTTGGCCATGTCGTGGAACCGGGGCCGGGTGTATGTCGCTCGGGCTGCCCGCGACGACGACGGCCATCCGGTGGTCGGTATCGCCGCCGACCGGGCCGGCACCGACTGGGTCATCCCGTGGCTGATCGAGCACCGCGACACCTACAGCGGCATCGTCATCCAATCCAACGGCGCCCCGGAGACCTCGCTGATCGACGACATCGGTCAGGCGCTGCTCGCTGATGGGGCGCCGGCGAACCTGCCGATCATCAGCTGGGCGGGCCCGGATCTGGGGTCGGCCACCGGCATCATGTTCGATCGGCTGGACAAGCGGCGGCTGCGGCATCTGGCCCATCCCGGCCTGGATGCGGCGGCCACCTCGGCGGCGGTGAAGATCCTGTCGCAGGGCGCGTGGGTGATCGACCTGGCCGCCAGCCCGAGTGACGCCGCCCCGCTGAAAGCCGCGATCGGCGCGGTGTGGGCCACCGAAACGGCTGCATCGACTCGCCGCAGCGCCTACGAAAAGGAAGACCTGCTCGTTGTTTAGACGACGTTCTGCGCTGCTGAACCGCAGCGTGCTGATCAACCTGGTGAGCGGTAACGCGCTGGCCGGGGTGTGCACGTACGACGGGCCGCGGGATCTGATCTTGCGGGCAGCCACCGTGCACGAACCCGGCGCCGACCCGGCGCCAGCCGACGGCGAAATCCACGTTGACCGGATCAATGTCGACTTCATCCAACTCTTGTAGAAAGCGCGGTGCCTAGATGGCGTTTGTTGCCACCGCCGGCGCTGTTGCGGCCCTGTCCTCCAAGCGGATCGAAACGCCGACGCGCATCATGCTGTCGACGATGTATTCGGCGGATTACGCCGAGATCTGGCGCACCCAGGAATCGGTGCGCACCGTGGTCTCGTTTCTGGCCCGCAACATCGCGCAACTCGGCCTGCACACCTTTGAGCGGGTCGGCGACACCGACCGCCGCCGCCTGGAGGACCATCCGCTGGCGGTGCTGCTGCGCCGCCCTAACCCGTGGACCAGCCGCTACCGGTTCATTCAAGCGTTGGTGGCCGATTTCGCCATCTACGACAACGCTTACTGGTTGAAGGTGAGGATCGACCAGACCACCAACGGTCTGGTGCGCATTCCGCCGACCCTGGTGGAGATCGACGGGGACGACTGGCTGACCCCGGGCGGGTTCAAGGTCAAAGGCACTAACCGCACCATCACCTACCCGCCCGATCAGATCGTCTATTTCCGCGGCTACGGCCTGGACCGTGATCACGGGGTGTCCTCGTTGGAGGCGTTGCGGCGCACCCTGCGCGAGGAATGGTCGGCCGGGGAGATGCGCGAGCAGGTGTTGCGCAACGGTGCCCGCATGTCGGGCTATCTGGAACGCCCCAAGGACGCCCCGGAATGGTCGGATGTGGCCCGCGACCGGTTCCGGCGCGGCTGGCAGGCCCAGTACGCCGGCGCCGGCCCGAACGCCGGCGGCACCCCCATCCTCGAGGACGGCATGGTGTTTCGGCCGGTGTCGCAAACCGCGCGCGACTTGCAATACATTGAGGCCC